GAGAAGCATCTCCACGCCGAACTGGTGGCCAAGATGGACGAGTTCATGGATTATAAGCCGGGTTAGCACAGCGGTAGAGCAACCGCCTTGTAAGCGGTAGGTCGGGGGTTCGACTCCCTCACCCGGCACCAATTTGGAGGAAACATGAAGACCACGAAAGAAAAAGCGCAAACCTGTATCGAGAGGTGGCGGAGGCGCGGCTACTACGGACAGGTCGAGATATTCAGCATCATCATGGCCCGCGAAGAAATGCTGAGAGAGGAATTACTGTCTGCCATGCGTGTTCTTGCCTCTGCTGGAAAGGAAGCGGAGGTCGAAAGGATACAGATGATCCTTAATGATATTATCGAGTAGCGAATTATGAGTTAAGCAATCCCGTCTGATATACTTGCCGTATGGATTACGCGGATATCATTGACAAAATCCCAGAAGAAGAGAAGCCGGAGATTCTCCGGCTTCTTCGCGCATTGGACGAAGCCAAGGAGCGGGAGGCTGCCCGCGACCACTATCTTGACTTCGTAAAGATGATGTGGCCGGGGTTCATCTCCGGTCGCCACCACAAGATCATGGCGGATGCCTTTGAACGGGTGGCCAACGGCTCACTCAAGCGCCTGATCATCAATATGCCACCCCGGCACACGAAGTCTGAGTTTGCTTCGTATTTGTTCCCGGCATGGTTTCTGGGCAAATACCCTCAAAAGAAGGTCATTCAGACGGCACACACCGCCGAATTGGCGGTCGGCTTTGGTCGAAAGGTGCGTAACCTCGTCGGTGCCAAGGACTACCAGTCGGTGTTCCCGGGAATTGGTCTCCAGTCCGACTCAAAGGCCGCTGGGCGGTGGTCAACCAACAAGGGCGGCGAATATTTCGCTATCGGTGTCGGCGGTGCCGTTACAGGTAAGGGTGCCGATCTTCTGATTATCGACGATCCGCACTCCGAACAGGAGGCCATGATCGGCCAATTCGATGGGTCGGTCTATGACAAGGTGTTTGAATGGTACTCGTCTGGACCCCGCCAGCGTTTACAGCCCGGTGGTGCCATCGTGATTGTGATGACCAGATGGGCCAAGAGGGACCTAACAGGCCAGATCATCGACGCCTCGATCAAGAAAGAGGGCTCCTCTGAGTGGGAAGTCATTGAATTCCCAGCCATTATGCCGTCTGGAGAGCCCCTCTGGCCGGAGTTTTGGTCGATTGATGAACTCCAGAAGCTGAAGATCGAACTCCCGATCTCCAAGTGGAGCGCTCAGTATCAACAAGACCCCACTTCCGAAGAGGGGGCGCTGATCAAGCGCGACTGGTGGAATGTGTGGGAGGGCGAGAAACCGCCTCCATGTGAGGCCGTGATCATCGCAATGGACACCGCATTCTCGAAAACCGAGCGCTCCGACTACTCGGCATGCGTTACTTTCGGGATTTTCAACCATCCGAACGCGGTTGGCAAGCCGATCCCAAATCTGATCCTTTTGGATGCGTGGAAGGATAAGCTAGAGTTCCCCGAACTGAAGGCCACAACGGTCCAGTATCACAAAAACTGGCAGCCTGATATGTTCATCGTTGAAAAAAAGGCCTCTGGAGCGCCACTGATCGCTGAATTGAGGAATGCCGGGGTTCCGGTCCAAGAGTTTACACCCACAAGAGCCACTGGCGACAAGATTGTGCGTGTAAACGCAATCACAGACATCTTTGCTTCTGGAGTTGTTTGGGCCCCAGAAGACCAATTTGCCATCGATGTGGTGGAAGAATGCGCCGCCTTCCCCTCTGGCGACCACGATGACTACGTTGACGCCGTTACAATGGCGCTTATGAGGTTCAGGCAGGGTGGTTTCATCATCCCGACCGACGAAGACGATATGATCAAGACCCCGAAGTTCCGTAAAGAACCGTTTTATTGATATAATTGGTTCGAAAGCAAGAAAGACAAGCAATGGCCGAACCTTACATCCCGATTTCGCCGGAAACACCGCCCGTAATGGTTGATCTGCCCGAGGAAGACCTTGGGCCGAACGTGACCCCGACCGAAGACGGCGGTGTAACCGTCGATTTTGGCGATTCTAACCCCGCAGAGTTGATGTCGGACGATCATTCTGCAAACCTTGCGGAGGTCATGGACGAGGCGGAACTGCTTTCCATCGCTTCCGATCTGGTGGCAGACTTTGAGGCCGATCTGGAGACCCGCAGGGACTGGGAAAAGGCCTACACACAGGGCTTGGACCTCCTTGGGCTCAAGATCGAGGAGCGCACAGTGCCGTGGCCGGGTGCATGTGGCGTTTACCATCCCGTCCTGACCGAGGCCGTGATCCGCTTCCAAGCACAGACCATCATGGAGGTATTCCCCGCCTCCGGCCCCGTAAAAACCAAGATCATTGGCAAGTCCAACGAGGAACTCCTCAAGCAGGCGCACCGCGTCCAAGAGGAGATGAATTTCGTGGTCACTGAAAAGATGACCGACTACCGCTCCGAAACTGAACAGCTTCTCTTCCGGCTTCCGCTGGCTGGTTCCGCCTTCCGTAAGGTCTACTACGACACCGTCAACAAGCGCCCCGCAGCGGTCTTCGTGCCCGCCGAGGACTTCGTGGTGGCCTACGGCACAACTGATCTCGCCACTTGCCCGCGTTACACCCATGTGACGCGCATGTACCCGAATGAACTTCGGAAATTACAGGTGAGTGGGTTCTACCGGGACATTGATATTCCAGACCCGGAACCGGACTACTCGAACCTTCAGAAGAAGTACGACAAGGTAAAGGGCGAGACCCCTTCTTTTACGGATGACCCCCGGCACACCATCCTTGAGATGTGCGTCGATCTTGACCTCCCCGGGTTCGAGAGCGAGGACGGGGTTGAACTGCCGTATGTTGTGACCATTGATAAGTCGAGCAGCAAGGTTCTGTCAATCAAGCGCAACTGGAAAGAGGGCGATACATCTTATGCCAAGCGACAATACTTTGTGCATTATCAGTATCTTCCCGGCCTTGGCTTTTATGGCACAGGCCTTATCCACCTCATTGGTGGCATCGCCAAGAGCGCAACTTCAATTCTGCGCCAACTTGTGGATGCGGGCACGCTCTCCAATCTCCCGGGCGGCCTAAAGGCTCGCGGTCTTCGCATCAAGGGCGACGATAATCCGATCATGCCGGGTGAGTTCCGGGATGTCGATGTGGCCTCTGGCAACATCCGCGATTCGATCACCTTCCTTCCCTATAAGGAACCCTCTGCGGTCCTCTACCAGCTTCTCGGAAACCTTGTGGACGAAGGACGCCGCATTGGCTCTATCGCGGAGATGGATGTGGGCGAATCGAACCCCGAAGCGCCCGTGGGAACCACCTTGGCGCTCCTTGAGAGGTCAATGAAGGTGATGTCGGCTGTTCAGGCGCGTGTACACGATGCGCTGGGCAAGGAGTTTAAACTCATCGCAGAGGTGATCAAGGAGTACATGCCTCCGCAGTATGAATATGCTGCCTCCGATGATCCCAACATCCAGCACGACCGCATCAAGGATTTTGACGATCCCGTTGATATCATTCCGGTTTCTGACCCGATGGCTGCCACGATGGCCCAAAAGGTCATGCAATATCAGGCGGCGATGCAGCTTGCTCAGCAGGCTCCTCCGGGCATGTACAACATGGAGTTGCTGCACCGTCAGATGCTGCAAGCCCTGAATGTACAGAACGTGGACCTGATCATCCAAGGTCAGGCACAAGCCGTTTCGATGGACCCCGTGACCGAGAACCAGATGGTCATGGCGGGCAAGCCTGTGACTGTCTTTATCGAACAGGATCACGATGCCCACATCAAGGTCCACACCAACTTCATGAACGACCCGATCTACCAGCAGTTTGTGTCGCAGAGCCCCAACGCGCAGGCGTTCGTGGGTGCCATGCAACAGCATCTGGCGGAGCATTTCGCCTACTCCTACAGGCGTCAGATGGAACTGAAACTCGGTGTCAGCCTGCCCCAGATGGGCCAGAAGATGCCGCCAGATATCGAGAACGACATCGCCAAGCTGGCCTCCGTGGCTGCTGACCGTCTCCTCCAGCAGCACAATGCGGAAGCCGCAGAGGCAAAGCAGATGCAAGAGGCAAATGATCCGCTCACCATCGTTCAGCGTGAAGAACTCAAGATCAAGGACAAGCTTGCGGATGTTAAGGCAGCGCAAGCGGAGGCTGATGCAAAGTACAAAGAGGATCGCATCGCCCTCGAAGCCGCGAAAATCTCCAATCAGAAGATCAACCCGCAGGAGTTCATGTGACCGAACTGGAACTGGTAAGAAAGAAAATCCGTCAGAAAATGAACGAGATTGCTGACGATTTGGCTCTCGGCACAGCAAAGGATTATGCTGACTATAAGTTCTTGACGGGTATTATTTCTGGTCTGGCGCTTGTCGAGAGGGACATTGTTGACCTTCTCGAAAAGCAGGACGAGGACTGACCGCTTCGGGTATTCCAATTCCGTGTTGTATCATTGGCTTACACCATAAAGGTGCATACGCCATTTGGCGCAAAAACGTAGGAATACGCATGTACGAAGCAGGCAAGCTTTCGAAGGAAACGCTGCATAAGCTTCCCGAGCCGAAGGGCTACAGGATTCTGATTGCGGTGCCGGAAATTGAAGAGAAGACCAAGGGCGGGATTATTCGCCCTGATGTACTAAAGACAAAGGAAGAGACCGCCAGCATCGTTGGTCAGGTTCTCAGCTTGGGGCCGGATTGTTATGCCGACCCCGACCGCTTCCACGAAGGCCCCTACTGCAAAGAGGGTGACTGGGTGATGTTCCGGGCTTATTCCGGCACGCGCTTCAAGGTGGATGGCAAGGAGTTTCGTCTCATCAATGATGATGTGATCGAAGCCACGCTGAAGAACCCCGAATGGATCGAACGCGCATGACTGGCAAAGAATTTGATAACGGCGACATCGAAGCCGTTGATCGTGAGACGGACGAGAGTGCCGTCAGCGATAATCTTCAGGTGGAGGTGGTCGATGACACTCCCCCTGAAGATAAGAACAGGCCCCGCCGCACTGGTGAGCCCGACATCCCCGATGATGACGAGGTAACCCAGTATAGCGACAAGGTCAAGAAGCGCATCAGCAAGCTTCGGTATGAGTTCCATGAGGAACGCCGTGCCAAGGAAGAACTGGAGCGCCAGCAGCAGGCTCTCATTGATTTCGCCAAGCGGCGCGATGAAGAGAACAGGCAGTTGAAGAAGGCTTTGCAGTCGGGCCAGTCCCTGATTGCAGACCAGATGAAGAGCCGGGTCAAGACCGAGATTGAATTTGCCAAGCGCAAGTACAAGGAGGCACTTGAACTCGGTGATATCGACAAGCAGGTTGATGCCCAGCGAGAGATCGCCCGCCTCACATTCGAGGAGGACAAGGTCCGGGGTTTTGAACCTGTAAACTTCCCGGAGGAGGAAGAGGAACAGCAGGCTTATGTTCCTCAGACGCCCCCGCCCACGCCAGATGCAAAGACGATGGCTTGGGCAAAGAAGAATAACTGGTTTGGCCGTGATCGCGAGATGACTGATTATGCTCGCCACATTCACGACCGTCTTGTAGTGTTTGATCGGGTCGATCCTGCTAGTGACGAGTATTGGCAGCGGCTCGATGCGGAACTTCAGAAGAGGTATCCGCACATAGCTTCTGATGCGGATGATGAAGATAGCAGGGTGCCGCAGAAGAAGCAGGGTGTCGTGGTCGCCCCGGTGAAACGTAATTCGACTCCGCCACGCAAAATCCAGCTATCAGCCTCTGAGGTGGCAATCGCTAAGCGCCTCGGATTGACAATCGAGCAGTATGCTGCCGAGAAACTGAGGTCCATGAATGGATAAGCGCACTCCCCGCGAAAGCGACACCCGCGAAGCTACTTCGCGCAAGAAGGCTTGGGCTCCGCCCACGGTACTCCCCGAACCCGAAAAGAATGATGGCTGGCGCTATCGTTGGGTTCGCACATCGACGTTGAACAACGCTGACAATACGAATGTATCGTCCAAGTTCCGTCAGGGATGGGAACCCGTGAAGGCGGCAGAGCATCCCGAAATCACGGTCCTCCGCGACCGCAAATCTGAATTCCAAGACAACATTGAAGTTGGCGGTCTCTTGCTTTGCAAGGCCCCCGAAGAGACAATGGCTGAGCGTGACGCACACTATCGTGAGGTTGCTCAGAACCAGATGATCTCGGTGGAGAACAACTTCATGCGAGAAAACGATCCGCGTATGCCGCTCTCCAAGCCGGAGATCACAACGCGGGTAACATTTGGCAAGGGCCGGGGTTAACCCGACCCCAACAAGGTAAACAAACATGGCTTCTACAGCAGCCCCCTATGGTCTGCGCCCTGTTAATCTGATCGGTGGTCAGTCCTACGCTGGATCGACCCGCATGTTCAAGATTAACAATGCGTATGCCTCCAACATCTTCTACGGTCAGGCTGTGTCGGTCAACACTGCGGGCGTTGTCATCGCTGATACGGGCACATCGAATGTGGCCGCTACTGGCATTGTCGGCGTTTTCGTTGGTTGCACCTACACCGACCCGAACCTGAAGTATAAAATCTTCAAGCAGTATTGGCCCTCGGGCACAGTCGCGACAGACGCTCAGGCGTATGTTGTGGATGACCCGGATGTCGTGATGCAGGTTCAGGCTGACGACACAGTTCCCCAGACCGCGCTTGGTGCCAACATTGGCCTTAGCACCTTCTCGGGCGATGTGAACACTGGCAACTCCGAGACATCCGCTGATGCGGCCTCGATTGCCGTAACCG